CTGGATAAAGGTCATCAAGATTTTCTTGTTTTAGATTTAACGCTGTTCTATCAACAGAATCTAAAGCTCCTCTTGTAAACCCTGCTGGAGCAAACCAAGGATGTGCTCTAAGATCATTTAATCCATAAGCTCCTAATACTGCAACAGAAGGTGGAACTCTAACAGTTGTTTTATTAAGATCATCTCTTATAATAACATCTGGGAAGTACGTCGCCGCATAACTTGAATTGAGTCCTCTATTTCTAAAGTTAGTAATCGTTTGAGTTATTGAAACATCTTGAGATTCTGAGGTGACAGTGTTATCGAAACTATCTTTTTCTTCAAGATCGAAAATATAGAATATGTCATTTCTTGCGTTTGTTGCCACGTCAATGGCAGCATCAGTAATAATTTCATGACGTATTCCAGGCATAACGAATAATCTACCATCGACTTCTGAGGCATCAGAAACTAACGCGAGTGATTTTTGGTATGCTTTAATTGTTGGTCCGTCCGAGAAACCTCTGTTTGAGGCTTCCATTTCTTCGACAACAGCTTTGTTTGTTAGATATTTGGTATCTGTATTGAAGATTCTAACACCATCAAAACCACCATAAAAGTAACATGTATATTTTGCAACAGTTCTTGTTGTTGGATCTAATAAGTCAGAAGCCTTCAAAGCTCTTGTTAAGGCTGAAGTATCATTCGAAATATTTCCATCACGAACATAAACCCAATCTTTTAATCTATTAACATTTGGAGAGCCAGATGAAAGATAGTTGATTTTGATTTTTTCAAGAGAGAAAAGGTTGTTGCAGAATCTATCTGCATCAAGAATTCCATTTTCTGTTGAATCAGAAACACCTTGATTATTATCAACGGCGAAATTCATCCAATCAAGTTGAAAATTTGGAAAATATTTCATTTTAGAAACAATGCTACGGTTGAAAATTTTTGAACTGTTTGGTTCGCCAGCAGAAACAACAGATTCAAATTGAACGCCCCAGTAAAGTGTTCTATCTGCGGTTTTTGTAGATCCTGTACCTTTAGAGATATTTTGTCTATAAGCAACAGGTGGTTCTACAATTCTTTTCAGTGGGTTAGAGACAGAAAGATAAGAAGCATCTGTCAATGCGGGCATTGGAGCACTTCCAGAAGTTACTAAGTGTTGTGGGCCTCTGAAACCTAATGGAAGTAAACTAGCGTCTATCTCTCCATTATCAACAAGTTCATCAAGCTCAACTCTGATATATCTAGAACGAAGTTCGTATGTACCAGTTTCTGTTAACCCTTGTTGTTCTTCATTTGTTTCAAAATTAAAGAAAACATGTTTGTCGCCAATTTGTTTTCCAATATAACGATCTGAGCTTGGATTTAATGATACTGCTCTAAATGCTTCTAATACAACTTTATTGCTATCTGTATCGTTTAATGAACGAATAACGACGTCAAATGTTCCATATGGATTTGCATCGTTAATTGATGGAGAAATATTTTCAATACTAACTTTAACTTGATTATTTTCACCATCTCCAATTAAGTGAAGTCTAAACAAGTTTTGATAACTTCCGCCTTGTCTTTGTGATACAAACCAAGGTGTACGAGCTTGTCTGTAGCGATCTTCAAAGTTTTCATAGTTTGGTATTGCAGCAGAGCCACTGTTTCTTGTTGCGGAACCTGTTGTCAAGAAGGCAATATTTTCTTTTAATCCACCAGAAGCGGCAAGAACTATATTTGAACCAGTTGGAACAGCTAAGGCACTGTGAACATCGTAGTGTGAGTAAAGAACATACCCAGCTTCTTCAAGTTTCAATGGATCTTTATTTAAAACATTTCCGATATAGTTTGGAGCAGTTGGATCAAATGATGCGGTTAATGCACGAGGAAAAAGTTCGTTTGTTCCTTTGTGTCCATTTAACAACATAACGAACTCTTGAGCACCACCAGAAAGATTTACTGTTCCAGTCACATGGCCTCTTACTGTACCAGCAGATAAATCAGCAGATGTAGATACATCTGGGATTGTTGAGTTTCCATCTTTTGAGGAAGAAAGTCTAAGAATGACTCCTGACGTAGCCATAATAACACCTCTCAAAACAGGTTGACCAGATCCATTTAATCCAGCATCGGAAAGAAAACTTGAACCTGCACTTTGTGACATGTAGCAACCAAGAAAATAGGTTCTCCCTAATGATCCTGCTGCTGTTGGTCCTGTCGAGGAAGCATTTGCATAACTGTTGTTTCCATAGCCTCCAGAAAGAGTTGATTGTGGTTGTTGATCTCCAACAAGGAATCCACCATCTGTTACTTTTCCTCGGTTATCTCCGCTATCAGTTCTTTGCAAACCATTTCCAATACCCAATACTCTAATTTGTGTTAAAGCCTGTTGAGTTCTAAACCATTCTGTCGCTGCAAGTGCACCGTAGCTTACATTTGTAGCCTGAACGCCGAAATATGTTCTCCAATCCTTCAGTGTTGGTACTAGCACTGGAACAAATGCTGGCCCCATTTGTGTTGTGGAAATTACTACCGCAGGAAGTCCCGCAGGTAATATAGATGTACCTCCACTTTTATCGATTTCGCGAACGTTTACGCCAGGACTTCTAAATGTCAATTCTGTCATTATATAGTTTTCCTTTTAATACAACAGTAATTACATATTTGTTTTCAAAACACAACTCTTTAAAAAGAAAAAGCAGCCACTTAATATAAGAAGCTGCTTTTTAGTTTTATTTTAGATCAGTAAATTATAGAACTGATTGTAAGAATGTACCAGCGCTTGTTATTACGAAATCCATAATAACATATTCAAGTGATTCTATTGGCCTTACTTTTATTTGAATATTTAGCTTGCGATTATCACGGTCTACTAAAGTGTTGTTTCTATCATCGCATACGACATCAAAAGCTTCGATACCTTTTGCTTGTTGAATAGAAGATAATCTTAGTTCAACAGATTTTTTAAGTTTATCTCTCGATTCTGTTGTTTGATTTTCGAAGATAATTGGATTTCCAACACCAGCAATCAATCTAGAAATTTCAATAGAAAGTCTCTTCACATTTACTCTGGAAGTAAGAGCATTTTGTCCTTGCTTGAGAGTATATTGTGAATTAATAACGAATGCACCTTCATCTTTAAAGATTGGATTGATTCTGGTATCATTAAACACATTCTTATCTTGGGCTTTTGTTTTTTGTGAAACAGCTTTAACGAAAGTCATTGCGCCACGATTTAATCCAGCAGCGGCATACCAAGGATTTGCAACTCTATCATTAAACCCGTAAACCGCCAGCGCACCAACAGATGCTGGTACGGCTGTTCTTTTTTCATTTAATGGATCATCAATTGTTATTGTTGGGTGATAAGCAGCCACTGCATTGTTGTCTAATGCGCGAGCATCAAACTGTGCAGCAGTTACTTGGTTATCAATGAACCTACCTGTTTCACCATCGAATATTCTTACAGCGTCAGAATCATATGCTGGTATATCCATGATGTAAAATGCTCTTCCGAAGTCTAATGTTTGTTGTGCCGCATAATCAGTTACAACAGGTTCACGCTGACCAGGAACAGTAAGGATATACATAGGCGAATTTAATTTGTCTGTCACAATTCTAATTGCAGCTTTGTATGAGCTTATTTGGTTGTTTGAATCGCCAATACCATTTAAATTGGTCGAGAATCCAGGGGAAACATATTGAGATGCCGCACCACCATATGTAGACAATCCTGCTTCGGTTGATGTTGATTTATCAGATAGTTTTCTTGCTTCTTTGTCAAGAATATTGACACCATCAAATCCACCATAAAACATTGTGGTAAATTTAGCATAATCTGCAAATCTATTAAAATCTGAAGCAGTTCCTTTTTGGAGTAATGTCGCCAAAGTAATTCTTGCGCCGATGGTTCCGTCGGTTATTGTATAGTTTGTACCATCAACAGTACCATTTCTAATGTAAGCAGCATCTTTTAAGATGTTCGAAACCGAAGCTGTTAAAGAAGCAATTGATGTTGCTGGAAGCGCTACTTTCGCAAGTGAAAACTTGTTATTGTTTACAGTTTCAACGGCAGATCCTGTAAGAACAGTATCAAGTTTTGAAATACCAGTTAATCTTGCATAACCAGAAATCAAAGCATTTGGTTCATTTACGACGTTTGTGTTTGTTGGTTCATTGTTGCGCTCAAATTTAACACCCCAGTATAAACGACCATCAACAATTTCAGTTGTTCCAGATTGGCCAGTGTAAGCAGCAGTAGAAGAAACTTCACCACGAGTGATCTTAAATCTGAATGGTAATGGTGGAACTAATGGTGAGCCAGTAAATGATCCCGAAGCAGCAATTCTTGTTGTACCACTTGAATCTGTTGTTCCATCTGCTGTTTTAAGTGTTGGAACACCTTTAAATCCGAATGGAAGACATTTTCCTGGCAATGATTTGTTTGTAACAGAATCATTCATTCTAACTCTGATAAACTTAGAACGATTTTTGTAAGTTCCTGAGATTTGGACTCCACGATCTGATTCATCTTCAAAATCAAACTTATATTCTGCTTTTATATCACCGATGACTCTTGCAATATATTTTTCAGAATCTTTGTCCAAATTTACATTTGTGAACTGTTCAAGAATCACAGGACTAAAATCTGTATCGTCAAATGCTCTTACTACAACAGTAAATGAACCATATTCATTTAATGGATCGCTTGATGCTTTAAGACCAGCAATGGAAACCTTAACCATTTTATTGGCGTTTTCACCATCTGAAATTGTTTCGAAATTAAACAATTCGTATTCAATATTACCGAATGGTTGAGAAACAAATACTGGGGTTTTTGGTGTTGAATATCTTGTATCGAATCTACCAAAAAGATTTCTCATTGGTTGATCTGTTATTCCACCTGTTGCGGTTGTTGCCGCCGAACCTGAGATTAAGGCAACACTTCCAACATTTGATGAACCACTTGCAATAGCCGCAATTTCCGCATCAAGTGCAAAGTCTGCATACAAATAATGTCCTTCTTCCAGGAATTTATCTTGATTGGTATTTAATACCTTCGCGAAATAATCTGCATCTGTTGGGTTAAAGGATGCAGTGTAAATACGAATTCCTGTAAATCCTTCTACTGTTCCAAAAGAAGCTCCTTGGCTTGTACTAACGATTAGTTTAAATTTACCGTTTGTAACATTTGTAGATCCACTGTCGATTGTTGCAATGTCGTCAAGTCCATTTGAAAATGTTTCATTTGTTCCATCCATAACCATAAGACGTGAACCTGAAGCGCTGAAGATCATTCCTCTTACAATATTAACATATCCAGAACCAGCATTATAAGATCCGTTATCTGTAAAAACTGGGAAACCGTATGACTCTTGTGTCGATAATGCATGTTTGCCGACTAAAAACTGAACACCAGCATTATGTCTAGAATCTCCAGATAATCCAACTCCTGAAGACGATACCACAAAACCAGCATTCTTTACGATTCCTTTAGCTCGTGTGTCATCAAAATCTCCTGAGCCGCTATTCGCCCCAGCTCCTAAAACTCTAACCATTATTGCGCTGGTTCTGTTTTCAAGCCATCTTTGAGAAGCATATGTTGCGGGATAACCTGGTGTTACCGCGCCAAATTTTGTTAGTTGATCTGATAAAGATCCTATTGTTATTGGGATAAATGCTGGCCCTTGAACTGTTGCGCCAATGATCGCAGCAGGGGTACCAGTAGGTACTGTTTCTCTTACAGACGCATCTATTTCTGTGTCCATATAAGAAGGAAATTTAAGTATTGTTTCTGCCATTTGATTTTATCCTTGAAAAAACCTTTCAATGAATTTTTAATTCTACCATAATTATAGAATTCTTTTGGGGAAACTTTATTCTTCTGAAAGAAATGATATAAGTGTGTCAATTGACGTAGAAGAATACACTGTTTCCTTTGTACCAGAAGTATTCTTCACTTCAGCATAAACAGTTTCAATTTTGTTTGTAAGGTTATTTTTTATAGTTTTCTCATAATAAAGACTATCATCAAAAACATTTGGTTTTATGTTCTCACCTTCAATATTAGAAAGCAAAAACTTGTCTTGTGCTTGTTTTGTTCCAAGCGTATCAATTTCTTCTTTTCTATGAACCTTAAAACTAGATGCTTTAACTTCAAAGTCAAATGAAACCGCGGTTGTATATTTTTTAATTGGATACATTCCAACTCCATCGTTTGATGACAGAAGGAAAGCTTTTACAGTTAAATCCAACTTTGTTTTAACAATTTTTTCTTGTTCTGTGTAATCATCAAAGTTGTCTTCCATTGAAATAGATTCACCAAGATAAGACATAAACCAATACCCTGCATCAGTTGTCAACACGAATCCACTATCCATTGGAAGTTTTGAACTTAAAATTGTTTGAATTAAACAATTCATTGCTGCAATATCTTCAGTCCATAATACTATTTCATAAGTCAACTCTACAAAAGTAGGAGATGGAATAACAAGATATTCATATGTATTAAAGTTAGTTTTTGGATCAAGAAGACTGCCTTGTTGTATGCTTAGATCTTTTCTGTTTCTTTTCTGTTTTCTTGTTGATGTTGCGGCTGCCGCTGGGCGGTTCAATAATCCAGTTTTGTTTAAAAGGTTTTGCAGAAACGGATCTTTTGAACTATCTAATCCAAGTTTAACAACAACTTCACCTGTAGCACTTGAAATTGCTTTTGAATTTTGAACTTGTAGGCTATGATTAATATTAGTTCTTCTTATTGATATTGATGGAAGAATTAAACTTCCATTTTCTGTTCTTAAAGGTGCAAGTTTTTTTGCAAGAGCAAATTTATCCCCACCAGCAAGTTTAACAATTGGCTTTGCTAAATTATATTTCTTATTTACACCTTTAAAATAAGAAGAAGGAAACTTTAAAGAATCTTCAAATAGTTTTTTAACACTTTGATCAATGTCTAGTAAAGAACATGTAGGAACATAAACGGTTTCATATGCTGGGTTTTGTCCTTGCAAATTGCCAAATGGATGTTGTTCAAGATTGTTTATTGAATCTTGTCTTGGTGCCTCGATTGTTTGTCTTGTTATGTTGCCATTTGCACCATCGATATATTTATCCGCGGCAACAATTTCAGGAGAGTAGTTGTAAAACTCCCCATCTTGATTCCCAGCTCTAGTTGGTCCATTTCCTGACATTCTTTGTTTCTCTCTGTGTAACTAGAGAAAAATTAAGAATAGAAATCATCGTCAACATTGTTATCATTTAAGAATGAGGTTACTTTCCCTTCATCATTACTATTCTCTGGTGTAACATCTTCTGTCGAAACAACTCTAGGTCCATCTCCTAATGTTATTGGTGCCATATCATCACCTAAACGCTCTCTCATCTCTCTAATGTCATTTGTAACACCTTCTTTGGTTTCTTTAAATCCACGTTGTTGAACGTATTCTTTTTGAACCCCACCAGAAATTGTTTCTTCACTTGGAGTATTATACTTATTGGGATCAAATTTCCCTGGTCTAACTAATACACAATTAGCTTTAAATGTTCTGTCATATTCTTCTTGTCCCCACATATTATTGAGAGGAACGTAAGAAATAATTTCATATGTGTTATTTCCATAGGTAATAAAATCCCCTTCTGAGAGTTTTAGCTTCTTTAAAGTAAGGTCTCTTGCTTGGAATAAAACTTCTAGTTTTGCTTTAAGATAAGAGCCGTGAGCGTCAGTTATATTTTCCCACTCTGGTTGTCCACAAATAGCATCAATAATAACTGGCCCTTCAAAGACTTTTTCTATTGCTTCATCATATGTTTCATTTATGGTAGATGAGTTTGTTGATATTGCATAATAAAATACTTTTTGCCCAATTACGTCTTTTATAAGCTCTTGAGCAATTTCTGTATGGAATTGAATTTCTTTTTCTGTAATGAAAAGTCTTGACATTGTACTGATAAATACAAATTTTAAATTAAAAACTTAACGAACACGAATTACCGTTTTGGGTGGGATGGGAATCAGACTCAGTATTCTATTTGTTTGTTCTATTTTATTCGCTTCTTTTTCCATTAATTTATCATAACTTAATCCATCAAGATATTCCCTTGCTGTAGTTGTAAGTTTATCAATACCTTCCTTAGAATAATCTAGTAATTGAGGTCCGTTTAATGTTAGTTCGTTACCAGGGATAGGAATAACGCTTGTTTTTGATCTAATCCATCCGAGTGTTTGTGCACAAAGATAAAGAGAATATTCTCTAATCCAGTTGCGGCACCACATATTAAGGCTGTCATAATTTACGGTTCCAAAAGGAATATTAGCAGGGTTTGAAACACCATAAATATTCGATGGAAAGTAAAACGTTCCTCCAGGACCACTTCCAGGATGTAATCCAGATCCAAGAGAAGAACTAGATTGAATAAAGTTTGAGTCTAATCTGGGATCATAAGCAGGTTGCTTAAATCCAACTCTTACCCAAAGTTTTCGAGTAGATCCAGATGTAAAAAAATCTCCTGTCCCTGGAACTGGGTATATTCTAAGCGTTCTCCCAAATTGTTCATATGAATAATGAGATCTTCTTATTCTTCTTGCATCTTCATATAACCCAGCCCTTAAAACATCTTCATATAATGGAAGAACGAAATATTTGGTATCAGGAATCGATATTCCCGATTCAGACGTAAAATCTGAACCATAAGCGATTGTAGAGCCATAGTTTGAGTTAAAAATATATTCTACAGGTTCAAAATGATAAACGTCATAAACAGTAAATCTTACTGTTGAACCAGAAGGCATATAATTGAACAAAGGTGTTCCATTCTCGTCTTTTAAGTCTGTATAAAGATCATAGTTTTGTTGACTTGCCGTCAAAACAATAGATCCTGAATATGATTCGGCCCAGTTACCAATACCAATATAGCCAGTATATGGACCAGATAAACTATCTAAAAACCCTAAATTTTGTTGGACAAAGGTGTTTGATAAGTTAACGGAAAACAATCCATTTGACCCAGAAATATAACTTCCTGTTGGAGTTCCTAAAAGAGAAGCCAAATTACTTTTTGCTTGATACTCAGCCAATAAAGCATTTAATTGCCACGTTGCTTCTTCAAAAGCTGTCCAAATTATTTTTTTTGTAAGCTCGACGCTTAAAACC